AGCGCGCGTGTGCTTACCCAGGCGAATCCACTCCAGGCTGACCACATAGCCATGCTTCACGGCGGTTTTGTATGAGGCATTGCCGCCAACGGAGAACATGGGCTCGCCGCTGGGCGATAGGACAGGGGAAATGTTCACGGCAGTTATCTCCAGCTGCGTTTTCGGTTTTTGAATGCGGTCACGGAGTCGCTCACCGTGCTGGTCATCAGATCCACGGCTTGGCCCAGGTAGCGGAAAGCGTCGGCACCATGGCTGTACTCGTCGTGCAGCGGTGCCCCGGGCTCATTGGTCTTTTGGTTGACATCGCGCCGGTAGCGCTTCAAACACTCCACCAGGCGCAGCGTCTTGTCCTGGTCGAAATAGCACTTGGGAAAAAGCAGGCGGGCCGCCTTGATGCCTTCCTCGATGCTGGTCTGCGGCAGCACATGGACCGTGCGGCCCATGTCTTTCAGCAGCTCCTCGGTGCTCTTGCCGGTCTGGAAGTTGCGTGTTCGGCCGTCGTGCGGCAGAAAATCCGTTCCCCAGCGGTACGGATGCCTCTCCAGCTGGCCCACATACCAATCCAGCGTGCGATTGCTGTCCTCGATGTAGCCGATGATTCGTACCTCACGCGGCCCGCGCTGCGCCAGGATGATGGTCATGGCATCGTTCCAGCCCAAATCCCAGATGCTGTGGACGGGCAGTTCGGGGTCGTATGGCACCAGCGTCACGCGCTTGTCCGTGTAAAGCTGGTCGATCTCATGGCGGTAAATGGCGCCCTCGGCCACGCGGCGGGGCTTACCTTCCCAGATGTGGTCATAGCTCACTGGGTCCAGCGCCTGCGCCTTCACCCGCTCCTGCTCCAGCACCGCAGGGAACCACGGGTTGTCGCGCCAGTTGATCTCGCACGTCCAGGCGTCCGGGCTGGGTGTAGCAATGAACCGCTGCCACGTCTCATCCGTATCCATGTCGGGGTTGAGCGTCAGCCAGATTTCTGACTCTGGCTTGCGGATCGTCGGAATCAACGTGTCCCAGCTCTTTTTGCTCACGCCGTGGGCTTCTTCTACCCACACAATGTCGCAGCCCTCGAACGACTTGATGGAGTCCACCGTGTGCGCCTGAAGGCCGGTGAACAGGAAGAGCGAGCCATTGGCCCCACGAATCTCGTTGTCCAGAATCTCGAACTCGTCCGTCAGTTCCAGTGCGACCACCTGATCTTTCAGCAGTCGGTGCACCGAGTCGCGCATGGATTTCTGCACCTCGCGGGCGCACAGAATGCGCAACGGCCGGTCAGCGGCCATCAGCAGCAGCGCACGCGCCACAGCCCAGGACTTCCCACCACCACGGCCGCCGTGCATCACCTTGTAGCGTCGCGGCTGGAATAGTGGGCGCAATTTGGCCGGGAACTCGGCGCGGATTTCCAGAACGTCTGACTGCTCTGCAATCATTGCGGCTTGGCCTCAACATCAATGAAATCCACCACGACACGCTTGGGACGGCTGTCACCGAACCCCGCATCGTCTTCAATCCGATAGGCTTTGCGCTCGCCTTCTTGAATCTTGATGAACGTCTCGGCCAAGGCCTTGATACTGGAAATTCTGGAGTTGATTGACAGCGCCTTGCTGACTACAGCCCGCGCTTTGGACTCATCCGCAGGCTCTGCGCCCTCTCCTGCCAGGATGGCTGCCAGCAGCTCCTGCTCTTGCGCTGCCAGTGCAGATGCAGACAGCTCATGGAGAAGTGACGCAGCCACATCCCGCGTGGCGGACAGGTCGCGGCGATGACCGCTCAGAACCTGCTTGTTAAGCTCTGCCGCCGCCAAGATCACATCAGTGACCTGTGTGTGACCTTCTGTGATCTTTTGTGCAACCGTCTCCTGCATCAGCAGGGCGTTGGTGGCTGCACGAACTTGGGGGCCTAAGTCTTGCGCCCAGGTGGTTGGATCTTTGGCTTGTGCGTCTTTGCGGTGCCGCACAATGGACTCACGGGCAACCCCATGCTTTGCAGCCAGCTCGATGTCGGTGAACTTGCCGGTGCGGAAATCCCGCTCTACGGCTGCCCAATCTACTCGTCGTGCTCGCTTGCCTGCCGGTGCCGCACTCCAGCGCGACTGAGATGCCATGGAGAAACCCCGTTGAATTGACAATCTGCCAATTGCAACGGGGTTTTGTTCGGAGTCAACGTTTTACTGTGGCGGCCACTCTTTTAAACCGGCAGCCAACGCGGCACAAGCCAGGGCCACCAGCCTGCTGATTTGGATGGGCTTGCCCGTCGTGCGGCTGGTGCCAGTGACCCAGTCCTGGTACGTGCCGGGCGCCACCCCGAGGCGCCGGGCGGCTTCGCGCCCGCTGATGCCCATGTGGGCCTGCCATGCGCGGAGGTCGGCGGGGGTCATACGGCCTCGACATTCAGCCGCTCAGAGACATCAACACCGAGGGCACTCGCGCCGATGTCTGCTACGTCGTGCGCCTTCCCGTCCAGCGGGACCAGAAACTCCACAGCGTCGTCTTTTTCGCCATCTTCCCAAGCGCGCCAGACTTCGTAGTCTGCACTCTCGATTTTCAGCGCATCGCGCAGACTTACCGCGCATTCCTCGACCTTCTCTTCTGCTGCCTGAAGGCTGTAGGTGTCGCCTGCGGCCATCAATTCCAGATTGCAGGCGTCGGCGGCGGCGCGGGCGTCCACGCTGTTGTCGATGGCGCGGACGGTGTATTCGGTGCGGATCGTCATGTCATTCTCCTGTGCCCGGTGCCGCCGGGGCGGTGCACTCGATTTCGTGTGCATGGCTCTATTATGCACTCAATTTGAATACGCGCAAGCCTTTTTGCATAGGTAGAAATACTTAATCAATACGCGGCAGCGGCCCGTCATCCCGCCCAGAAGCCTATCAATCCACCCAGTATTTGGGCTGCTGTATGCTCCCGCAGCTCTTGATCTTGCCCAACTGGTACAGCCGCTCGATGTGCCTGCGCGCCTTGGTCTTGCTGCTGCGGCAGGCGGCCACGGTGTCCGGGTGGCGCTCGATGTCGCGGGCCGGGGCCGGGCCGATGGCGGCTATCACCTGGCGGATGGTTTCAATGGCTCCTTGCAGGCGTGGGGTGGTCAAGACAGTCTCTCCTTGAGGTTGACGAGGTACTCGGGGTTGCAGCGCCCATGGCGTGTCATTTCCATGCTCTTAATTTCTGAGCAATCGGCACAAAACGGAAAATCCCAATTAAAAGTCGCCGTCCCGTCCCGGGCGATCAGAATCACCACGGGCTCATTGCGCTGGTTCTGCGCAGCTGCGGCGCTTTGCAGGTACTGCATCCAGCCCGATCGATTGAAAAAGCAGCTTGGTGGCGGCGGTGCCAGGTCATCCACGGCGTCTTTGAGGTTGATGCGGCTTTTGGTGGTCACTGGGTCGCTCCTTGCGATGCGGTGGTAATGGATTCGATGAGGGATAGGGGAACCAGCCGTGGGGCCTGACGATCACCCACCTGCGCCAGTTCTCCAGCCTTGCATGGATAGCAGCGTGGCGTTCTGGTACGTGGTTGTAATCGACGGCTTCTTGTACGCGCATCAGCATGTTTCCCCTTTTTGAATGTCTTTCAGCTTTGCCCGGTAGGTGGCGATGATGAATGTCATGCGCCATCCATCAATCGCTGGATCGTTACGTTCAATGCGTCGGCCTCGTCCATTTTGTGGATTGCCCAGGCGCGGCGCTGGCCGTGCAGACCCATGAGCGCACCACGGTGGCAGCTCTCGCAAAGGGCGATGCATGTGTATTGCCGGTGCTGTTTGAAGTGGTGGGCCTCGCTTGGGCCTGGCGTGTCGCAGACTGAGCACGGCAGTTCCTTGACGCGCCCAAGGTGCGCGCGCTCTTTGGAGTTGATGCGGTTCAGCATGTCACCTCCACCACCACGGCCCCGCCCTTGATGGGCTCGCCACGACGCAGCGTCAAAGGGTTGAACAACTGATCGTCCACACCAAGCGCCTGACTGATACCGTCGAAGTCCGACTTCATGGCGGCCAGCAGGTTGTCGAGGTCGCGGCGACGCTTGTCAGGTGCGTGGAATGTCACTACCAGCGCCAAAGTTCCAGCGGGTGGCACGTAGCTGGTGCGGCACATCTCTGCAACGACGAGGAACCGGGCGTCAGCAAGGCGTTTGCCTTTGGCTGCGTGCACGGATCCCCAGTGCCTACCGTTCTTGCGATTGGGGGATAGGCTGGCGTCCGGCCATGGAAGAGTTACTTTCACTGCCAACCCTCCGGCGCACGGAACCGCACGCCCTTGTCTGCTCCGAATGCTTCCATCAGCTCTTGCAGCTCGCACATTTCTGCTTTGGTCATCTTTGATGTGGACTGACCACAGACGACGAACCCGCCGTCCAGGCCAGGCACAACCTTGGTGCGCTTCAGGCTTGCGGAAAACACGTCTTTCCATTCGTCGGCGGTCAGCTTGTGGCCGTACCAATCGACCTGGGCGGATATGTCGGCCAGCATTGCCCATAGCCTGCGGTTCTGCGCATCACTACGCTTCTCAGGGCGGATTTCCAGCACCAGGCGATGCCCTGCTACGGTCATTGCCTTGATCCAAGCCCACACTCCGGGCAGGTCTTTTGCTGCCTGGGTGGGGCTCCATAGTTTCAGGGTGATCTTTTCCAATTTCCTGTTCCCCCATAGGACAAGCCGAATCTCCCGACCTGTGAGATTTCACCCGGTATGCTGCTATCAGCAACCCAGTGCCCGCTTGACGTTTGCATTCAATTGTCCACCTCCCGTATCGTGGGCCAGACGCTGATTGTCGGTTTGGCTGGTGGTTTTCGCAGTCCCTGCAACAAGGCTGCGCCGTCGGCTTGTCAGTAAACGGCACCCCTTTTTCTCGATAGCAGCTAGGGCATGGCTCATTGTTTTGTCAACTGGCAATCGGCACCTGAAAAGCAAAAACCCGCTTAGGTTTTCGACATTCCGCGTGCAGGCGAAGGGGATTTCTCCCCGGAACATCGAAACCTAAACGGGCTTCATTTGTGTCTTGCCTGCACGCTTGACCCCTTCACTTTACCACCATGCAGCCGATAAAACAACAAGTCATCCTTCAAAAGTTTGATCTGTTCCGGCGTGGCCCAGCACTCCCAGCGCTTCAAGCCCTCTGCTTTTCGCCTTTTTACCAACTCGGTTGGCTGTGTTGTAGATGTGGGTGATGGCCTTTTGGGCCTGCACAGGCTCCCACAGCGGCATTGTCAGGCGTTCACTCACTCCGATGCCTCCATGCCGACATTGCCGCAGGCGTGCCATCCTGCGGGCTTCTTGGCCGACTTTTTCGCGTCCAGCAGCTCGCACAGCTTCACAAGGTGGTGCGATGCCTTTCGGATATCGTCGTCGCCGCCCTTTTGCCGCTCGCGGGCGAGATAG